CGTTAACTGGTATCTGCGCCAATTATATAATACCGATGGAAGTACGCTAACAGTTGATTGGAGTGCATATCAATTATCGGTGGGTACAGTACTGAGTGTTGATTGGTATAATCGTAGATTGTGGGATTCCACCGGTAACCTAAGTATTGATTGGTCTACGAATCGCTACCTATACGCCTCTGATGGCGTAACAATTAATCTTGAATACGGCACGGCTAATATTGTCGACATGCATGTAGCTGCTGTCAAAGTAGCTGGCTTACAATGCGTAGAAGGTACGTCTGCACCAACTCAAGGCATCGCAACTTTATCCTCTGGCGTACACACAGTTTCCACGACTGCCGTTACTGCTAACAGTCGAATCATGCTCACAAATGCTCCTGGTGGAAACGTAGGTTTCCCTTCGTGCACAACAATTACTGCATCAACTTCTTTTGTCATTACCAGTAGCGTTCTTACAGATAGCCATCCCGTATTTTGGCTTTTATTAAATCCAGCTTAACTTTTATTTATTAGGAGCATTTTTATGATTCACAACATTGTAATGGGTTCAGTTGGACAAGACGGAAATTTTCCTGTGATGGACTGGATTTCCTGTAATGACAGTTACGCGACAGTCACTTCTCTAAATTATCTTGCCGGCGCAATTCATCAGGGATATCAGTTCCAACCCACGCATGAGGTGCATGTTTGTTATCAAAATAATGCGCTTGGAATTTTTAGCGTTACATTAAATTCGACTGGCATTCAATTGGTGCCTCTGACATATGGCGGAGAAGTTCCTGCTGTAACTCAAGGCCAATCTTTGATGGGAGTTGGGTCTACATTAACGGCAGTGAGCCAATTTACGGATCATTCATCTAATATTTCTATCGATTGGAATAACAGAGATCTTAAAGACTCTGTAGGCAATACAGTATTGGCCTGGAATCTTCAGCGGGCATATACCAGTCTTGGAGTTTTATCTGTAGATTGGAATGCGGCCACCCTATTGGGGCCTGGTGGAAGTTTAGCAACTGTTGCGTGGGGAAATACATCGGCACTCTATGACAATTCAGGATTTCTGACTGTTGGATGGAATAGTCATATATTACAGACACAAGTTAGCTCATCAGTAACTACCGTTCTTAATTGGGGGACTGGTATTTTGTCTGACACAGCCGCAGGTGATAAAAGTGTTGATTGGACAAATCGTGAATTATTTGCATCTAATGGTTCTACGGTTCAACTAAATTGGGCAACGGCAGGCACACTTTCTTCGTCGGCTTTACTTGCGCTATCAAGTGGATTATCCCTTACTAAACAAGCCAACGTAACTCAAATCACAAGCATTGTGACTGGGGTTACAAGCAATGGATGTGCAGGACAAATCACAACGGTATCGGCAACGACTGCATCTGCATCCACATCAACATTCACCGTTACCAATTCAAGTTGCTTAACGACAAGTTATGTTCAGCTCCAACTTGTTTCGTATGCAGGAACTTATTACACGAATGGCGTTCCGCTGTTAACTGTTTCGGCCATTGGGTCAGGAAGCTTTAACGTCACTATAGCAAACGCAGGGGTGAATGCATTGTCAGGGGTCTTGGTATTTAATTACACAATTTCTTAACGATTTATTTAACGAGGAGATATATATGTCTATTCAAAATTTTGTAGCAGGTTCAGCAGGTCAGGTAGGAAACATTCCGCAGATTGATTGGCTGCATTGTAATGACTCATACGCAACGATTACGAGCTTAAATTACCTTCGTGGCGCTGTTAGCGACGGTTATCAAATTGCACCGACAGACGTTATTTTTGCGTCTTATGCGTCGCATGCTTTTGGAATATTTACTCCTTCCATTACGGCAACAGGCATCACATTGGTTCCATTAAGCTTTTCAAGCAGCGTAATTGATGTAAAAGGGTTACAGGTTGTTGAAGCGACAAATGGCTTTATGGGAAGAGCCGTATTGAGTGGTGGAACTGTAACGGTGGCTAACACTTCTGTTGCGGCAAATTCAGAAATATTTGTTACTGGCCAAATTCCTGGCGGTACACCTGGCGCATGCAACATCAGCGGCAGAACAGCAGGAACAAGCTTTACTATTACATCTACCAATGGTGCTGACACAAGCACTGTTGCATGGCTTATGGTAAACCCAGGCTAGAAATGGTATTTATGGCTAGTCCTCTTTAAAAACGAAGAGGATTGGGCTATTTTAGCCATTTTTCTAACTATTATTGGAGATGAGACATGACAGAAGCAACAATCCAAACTCAAAGAGCAGATTATCAGAAACAGATGCAAGAAAGACAAGGCGAACTGCAAAAAGCTCAACAACAAGTAAGTCAATTGACCACTCAATTGCATACGCTGAATGGTGCATTGTTGGCATTGGAGGCACTAGAGAAAGCTGCTCCTCTTGCTACGCCAGTTGTTGAGGCGTCAAAGAAGTAATAAATGGATAAAAGTGCCCTATTGTCCATATTAATTGACCACGAAGGTTTTCGTACAAAGCCCTATCGCGATGAAAATGGGAAATTAACAATTGGAATAGGGCACAATTTAGATGATGATGGCCTATCCTCGGATGCCATCTATTTCATTGCCGACGAAGATATTGAAATTATTCTTAATCAAGTTTCAAGATTTACTTGGTATGAAGGATTGAGTAACAACAGGCAAATGGTTGTTTGTGATATGGTCTTTAATTTAGGTTTAGATGATTTCAAAAAGTTTGAAAGAATGATTGCAGCTATCCAAGCAGGTAACTTTAACGAAGCTGCAAATCAGATAGAAAATAGCCAATATTTTAAAGAAACGGGCAGTAGAGCAATATGGGCACGCGATAACATGAGGAACGGCTAATGACTGATTTTATAAAGAATTTAGGTGAGTTGGTATACCAAGAAGCGCCATTATTAGGCGCATTAATCCCCATCCCAGGTCCCGCTGGCGAATATGCTATACGAGCCATTTTAAATGCGTTTGGAGTTGATCCGGAAAAGAAGGAGGCCGTCATTCCGGTAATTCAGGGAGATACCGAATCGGCCTCAAAATTGATAAGCGTGCAGAATCAACTTATTCAGCATGGTGCAGATATTGCTACGATTAAACATAGTGAGGATTTCGGAGCGAAGAAAGATGATGAAAACTCTTCTCCACATGCCGATTCTTCATCGATTAGAACGGATAATTCAGTAAAGGTAATTGTAACGCTGGATGTATCAAAAAAAGGTTAAGTCTTCTGTTTCACATACAGATGCAATGGTATCTTTGAAGATAAGCTTATACTGATTGTCGTATACGAGAAGTATATTTTCGTTTTGAAACACAATGTAACATTCAAATTTAACTCCATTGGAAAAGAAGAGTCTGCATCTCTTTTTCTGTCGTATAATTGAATTTATAACTTTCTCTTCTAATGACTCCATTAAAATTTATCCCCGTGGATTATGGCTGTGCAGACAATAGCTGCAATACATATTGCTATGACGCACCACATTATGCAAGTTGGACAATCAATCATTATTAGCATTCACTATCTATGCCATCACCAGCTGTTACATCCCAGCCCCTCATTTCTTTATTTAGCGCTTCGTCTTTTTCAACGGCAACCGCTGCATCATGCAACTTCTGATCTTTGTCTTCTTTTTCTTTTACAGTTACCACTATTTTATCGGGGATAGTTTCGCCGTGCTTTATTTTTATATCTATGTTTAAATAATTTTTGATGGCATCAATTGCTTGATTTATGGTTATTTCGTCATATCTTTCTTCATGGAAATCCAGCAGGCTGGTGCTTACCCATCGTGTCTCATAACTATGAAGTAGAGACGCTTCTTTTTCCTGCAATTTCCTTTTCCTTATTTCAAGCTGTAATTTTTCTATCTGTATTTCCCTATCTCTAATTTTTTTTAATTGTTCTGTCTCTAATGTATTTGAGGATAATCCCATTATTTAGTCTCCTTAAGTTTCTTATCTAAATACTGATTAATTAATTCCACGGACTTATTTACAGTTTGAGAATCAATCACTTTAGCGCCACCATTTACCACGGCAGGAATGAGAAGGATTTTATATGCTTGTTTTGTGCTTGGAACAGCAATGGCAAGAAGCCCAGTAATAATTATTCCTATAATAAACCGCTTTATTAGTTTTGAAGTTTTTTTTAGTTCTTCTTTTGCCTTTTCTATCTTGTCATTATATTTCGTATTTTCATTTCCTAAATCTTCTTTGCATTTTTTCTGTTTTTCTTCAAGTGACTCTATGCCGCTAGATTCTACACAGTAACTTATTACGCCTAAAATAACGATCATGCTTGCTGTCCATAGAAGTAAAGCTATTCCGGTATTTATATCATCAAGCCGAGTAATCAAGTAAATTGTCCACGGTGAAATTGTCATCTTTCTTGTCTCCTGAATAAAAATTCTCTTGAATTAGCCTGTATTTCCAGTGCTACGCGACAAATAAATGGCGACCCGGTTACTCGCATTGTAAAGTCTACACGATGACCTTCGTCTGTCTGGGTAATTTTAAGACCAGAATAGCTTCTAATCGTTCTCTTCTGTATGCCTACGTCTAATATCTTCCTAACAATTTCAGCGCGCTTTGATATTTCCTCATCACACAGAAGATTGTTATATGTACGCATGTAATCTATCAATCCTTCTGGGGATATGACATCTTTTGCAGCCAAGTGTCGCTCAATTTGATCAATCATTCATCATCTCCGGTGCCTGTGTAAAAACGAGCATAATAATCTTCCTTTAATTCTTTCCAAACTCCCTTCGATCCTTTTTCCACAAGAATTTTAAAATATTCATCCGCTCTGAGAGTTGATCCGTCATAGTAGCAATCTTTTCCATTTAAAAGATCGCACGGCCCCATGCAAGATTGTCCTTCATACATTGGAAGCGGGGAATGATACCCAACATCGTATGGGAAGGGTTCATTATCTGATTTTGGTACGCTCGGAAGATTCCACCTTGTTGCTAAGCGAAATTGCATAACGGCCATTTTGCCTGTCAAATAAAATGAAATATCTACTCCGCCAATTCCACCATTCTTTGATGGGTCAGGATGCCTTCTATCAAATGCTTCTCTAAAAATTATTCGTTTTTTGAACCTTTCAGTTTTATCAATCATTTAATCCACCATAATAAAATATAGTAAAACTATCCATATCCATGAAATTGGTATGTTCCCTAAATACCAATATATCGCTATTAAAAACCATGCGATTTCCATTATTAAAACAGAGTGAAGAGCGCTTTCTCTTCAAGTTTAACAATTCGAGATTCTTGCAATAATATGCACTTATTCAGTGCCTCGAGTGTCTGCGTTTGCATCTGTATCATATCCATTAGCTTCTTTAAGTCATCGAATGATGGCGATAAATCTTTCATTTAGTTTCTCCGTGTGATGCCAAATAAGCCTGCGCAATTTTATGTATCGATGTATCTATATCGCCTACGCAATCAGCTATATACCAAAGGGTAAAACCAATAATGCACAGAATCAAACCAATAATGCACAGAACAAGGCTATCAAACTGCGCCTTTTGCTCTTTAGTTAGCATCGTAATACCCCATCTGTTCTTTCATGTCTTCAATCAAATTGAATTGGTCAAAGACAGCCTTCCCCATTTCTTCAAATTTTCCGACAATACAATAAATAGAAATGTCATTATTTAATTTAATAAGTTTATCAAACTGTGCTTTCTGTTCTGGCGTCAGTTTTGGCAGACGGTTATATACAAGTCCTGCACACTTTGCAGGATCTAACCAAGTTTCATCAAACTTTTCTGGTGTCATTTAATTACTCCAGCTGCTTTCAAATTCTCCATGAAATTCTTCGTGGCTTCGTCATAAATTCTTTTCTGCTCAATTATTCTTCTTCTTTCTTCTGCTCTTTCTTCATAATAAGTAGCAGGCACATTCATTCGATTTTTTCGTGCTTCAAAGGCAATTCTGAAATCATCTCGCGCCATCTCACTTTCAAGCTTGTAATCTTCTGGTGTCATTTTAAAATCTCCCCTCCAGTTCACCAATGTCTTTTATTTCATCCGATTGCTGATTAATTATTTCATTATAAATCAAGGATCTTGTCTTGTTGTCAATTCCAAATGGCGCATTAATGAACGATAAACTATCCTTCAGAACACTAAGAAGGCAGACTAGTTGTTTCTCGCTTATTCTCATTTAATGCTTCCTAAAATAAATTATATGATGCATTCTGCATAAGAGGATAAGGCGTTTCTATTACATTGATGACTGACTTTATTCCATAGACGAAAACAGTAAAAATGAACGGTGCCACCGCTAGACATACGATCACCAGACTCAATGATATTAAGAATGTAACCATATCAAAGTCGCTCCTCATCTCCCCTCCATCATTTTTAGGTTAGGAAAACTGACTTTTTCAGCTTTTAACCACTCGATGACAAACTTTTCTTCGCATGCATCGCAGGTATAAGTTATCTTTTCTCCAACTGTGGCAAATTGATGAACCCTAAACTTATTTTTTGTCTTGCATCCGCTACATTTATTCATTTCCCCTCCAGCAACCCAACATAATAAGAAGGTGCATCTCGATAAGTGGCCGTCTTAAAGTCACACAAGCCAGCCTGATAAATTTTGTTCACTAGATATCTGTCCGAATTAATTGCTATATCATTTAACCTACTTTCTTCTTTTTGAGCCTCCTCAAAAGAATCGAAAACACTTATAATCCTATCTTCTTTGCCCCAACTTGAGATAACGGCAAACTTAGTTGTCATCTCTCCTCCAATAGCTCTGGGTGCTGATAAATATTACCAATAATTTTCCAGAATTCAGGATTACTTATCCAATCGTCGGTATTCCATTCACTAGAGATTTTTTTTATTTCTCCATCTTCCATTCGTCCAATTGCAGTGCAAGTATCATATCTATCAAACCGCGTAATATATATATCTTCATGTATTTGTATAACCAGGCCTGTTCCATCCATTATAAGGTCACCAGCATACATTAATTTTTTTTCTCTATCTTCTCTATACGTCGTAAGCATCTCATCGCTTAACTCGTTCTCGCTTCTGCACATTCTTTCGGCGGTTCTCACCGTATGAGCATGCGAACAGCCATCACCATTTATTGTGATTGGCCTCTTATTAAATATCCCCTCGAAATAAAGCATCTTTTTGTCGGTGAAGTCCCATACTCTATATTTCATGGTAATACCATTCTTTCCTTAAAACTTCGGCCATTTCGTCGAAATCTTTTGAGTGTGGAATAACGCACCCTATATCATCGTTCATTACAAATAAACGGCTGCATTTTCGACACCCAAGCTTTCTGCATGATTTTGAATAAGTCTTTATAAGAAAATAATCATGCCTGTTAAGTTTGCATAAAATGAAGTCCCATACGGGATATTTCATTTCAATAACCTATTTGTCATTTATCACTCCTACTTTTATTTTCCACAACCTTATCCACAGTTTTTGTGGATAACTTTTCAAATCTTTTCATTTCTTTCGCTGCTTCTTGTCTTGCTTCTGTCAATACTTCTGGTCTCTTCGCATCCTTATCTTTTTCATTTTTAATGCGTTCATATATTTCTTCTCTATGCACCGTTATTTCTTTAGCTGCATTAACTCCCAACCTAACTTGATTGCCTTTTACGCCAAGAACTGTAACGGTTATTTCGTCACCAATTATAATCGTCTCACCAATTCGCCTCGTTAAAATCAACATCCTATTTCTCCTTTCCATTTAAAAAATTCTATCTAAAATTTACCCGCAGCCGGAGCCGTCGCCATCGCCATCGCCGGAGCCGTCGCCATCGCCGTAGCCGGCACCGGAGCCGTCGCCATCGCCGGAGCCGTAGCCATCGCCGGAGCCGTAGCCGTCGCCGTAGCCGGAGCCGGAGCCGTAGCCGTCGCCGTAGCCGTCGCCGTAGCCGGAGCTGTAGTTTATTGTTCCCATATTGGTACCTTTTTAATTGAATCTTTTGCTGCATCCGTAACTTCTAATATTTCAATTGCTTGCAATAATTCAACCCTATTTACCTCACATGGAAATTTACAGTTTTTTGGACTTTTTGTTCCTTCCATGGCCAACTGGGATAGTGAAGATGCGCCATCCCAATACCATAATCGTCTCGCATTCTCTAAAATTACTTCTTGACCATTCCGTGATACAAAATCTCCAGCAAAAACGCCTGCCGAATAAGTCCGAACAATTACATACCTTTTTTCATCGCTCATGTTGATTCCTCTTTCGTTAATAAATAAATTCACAATAATTTAAAACGGTATATCATCATCCTTTAGTTTTTGAGCATTAGTTGAAAGAGGCTCATTGGCTTTATTTTCTTGATTAAACAAATAATCAATTACAACATTTTTATCAGGATATGTGTCTTTTGCCTTTTCAATTTTAAGTTTAAGTGTTCCTCTTCTGCCTATACACATGCTTGGCATGAGTAGACCAGTCTCGTATTCGTTTTCAAGACCTGTCCCTACGCAGAAATGACGTAATTTATATTCCATGTGAGGGCTCAGGTAATCAAAAACTGTCCCTGTTTTAAAGTTTTTATCAGTACATCTAAGCGTAAGCTTTATGGAAACATTCCCACTTGTTTTTGAAATATTTTCATCGGCAGCATCAACCACGAAATCAGCATTGCCTTCAGCTAATATACGACTTACTTCTTGCTCAGTTCTTGGTGGAAATTTCATTTCATTTCTCCTCGTCAAAATAGTCTTTCATTTTTTGCTTTACAAGCAAAAGGTCATTGTCTATGTACCTCTCTTCAAACATCCCCATAGGAGATTTTGCTATATGGCTTCCATCATTTTTTGTTAGAAACTTATATACGCCGTCTGCAATAATGGTATGAAGAACTACTGTAAACATTCCCTCAACCGTTATCTTGTCATCCAGCATCTTTCCTATTGTCTTACATTTTGATCGTCCAAGTGCGTCTAATTCAGTATGGGATAGAAAGAAAAAATCTATATCATCCCTACAGTCCGATGCTTGCTTTATTATTGACCAAGCGTTCTGGGCTATTTCAGTGAATTTATCGAATCCGCGCTCTTTTGCTCTGCGCATGAATTCATTTGCCATTACATATTGAAAGTCATCAATAACAATATTCTTAATCTGTGGAAATTTTATATTTACATACCTTATTTTCTTTATAATTTCCGCTGCATCATCAGATGCAAAGTAATTCCCCCCTTCTTCTGTTAACTTTGTATAAAGAGACTTTGACCCCTTAAATGGCAACGGCTTATCCAGCACATTAATTAAAAAAGTTTCGTTCGCTGGCAATGTTCTTATACTGCTACTTTTTCCGCTGCCTGATTCACCCATTACCAATGTCATGGTTGCCATGATCCGTGTCCTCCAAATATTGCTCATCATCTTGTGATTGCTGTTGTGCCCATTGACTCAATTGCTCTTCATACTCGTAAAGTTCGTCCATAATCCCTCCTGGTTAACAATGATGATGCTCAAGTGCATCTTTAATCATATCCATAAACTTTAACTTTTCTTCAAGGCTTTTATTTGTTTGTCCCATGTAGCCATCTACCATATACGAAACAAATGTAAAGAATATCCCGTCTTGATTGGCATTCGTTAACTTCTTCAATAAAGAAAATGCAGCTTCCATAATCTCTATTTCTTTTATATCAATTTCCTTCTCCGCTATCATTGTCATTGGATTATCTCTATTTTCTTTTCGGCGCCAAACATTTCAGGTTTTTCTTTCAATGCGATATGTAATTGGTCTTTAATCGCGCTGCATAAGAAATCAATAATCCCTGGTGCAGCTTCAATCTGATAATTAATTTTAATATAGTTACCAACGAAATTATAAAATGTTGCAAACATGATTTCGGATTGTTGTTCTTTCGTACTATCTTTAAATGCAAGCCGTATTAGTTCTTGCATGTGATGCGCTGCTGAAAATTTCATTCCCTGCTTCTCCCTTTAAAATAAAATGTATGAATGGCATATATGAATACGGCTACTGCACTTAATGTTATTACTGCTGGTGACATCTTTGTTATGCTTTCAGCTATAAATCCAAAAAACAATGCACATCCAAATGAAACAGCTATTGCCTCAGGCGCGCTTTCCATTCTCATAACATATCCTCCAGTTGTTCAATAAGTTTAGCTATCTCATACCGTGCGATCATGGCGTTATCAACAAATATATATGGCAAATAAGTATTAATACACATTTCATCAAGTTTGCCATGAGCGCAGTATGCCATCTTTAACATCCCTTTAATCGGTTCCATCCCTGATCTCCCTTACTCTTTATCTGAACGTAGGCCAATTAATACTTTACTGAACTTTTCATTAGCAATCGCAGCATCTAACGCACAACATAAAAAATCTGACATTGTTAACTTAAGCGTCTTTGCTGCTGGCTTCATAACCGTATGAATCTTTTTGTCAATTCGTAGACTTAATAAAAAATCTCTCTTATAGCCCAGCTTCTTTTCTCCTAGATAGGTCTCAATTGTCTTTCTTGGCTTGCGACTTACCTTGCGTGTTTTCTTAATTACTTTCTTTGCTGCTTTCTTCACTTTAACTTTCTTTACCATTGCTGCGCTCCTTTATACTTTCCATTACTAAATGTTTAACAAAATTTGAGATTGTTCTATTCTCGCTTTTTGCCCTCTCTTTCACTTTCTCCCATGCTTCCGTTGGGACATCTATAGTTATTCCCTTGTTTCCTACGTTTCCCGTCTTGCTGCCTGTCATTATCTTTCCATCTCCACGTATGTATTTGGATTGAGCCTTGCATGAGTCGACCTATTGCCTGGTTCTTCATGAAACTCAACAACTAT